TTATGACGCAGAACAGGGGCAATAACTTATGACTTAAACAAATTCAAAAGAGGTCTTCTAACACTTAACACGATAAAATTTGATAATAAAATGTAGTAAATTTTTTTATCTTTATAATTATGATTTCAGAAGGACCAGATGGATCGGTGAATGGTTATTTTAAAAAGAAACTGATCGTTTCAAGACCTCTTGGCAATGGAAAAACTCTTGAAAAATATAAAAATGAAAGTGAATTTGTTTTAGTTCGGGCTTTGCACGAAGGAACACATCTATCTAAAATAAAGGACTTATCATATCTAACATTGAAGAATTTTAGATATATGGACCAAATTAAAGAACCAACCAAAGAAGATAAAGATTTTGTTCTATTCGCTTTGTTAATCTTAATTAAACTTAAAGTCGTAGAAGAGGACGGAGACCAAGAAGGTCTTCTAGTGATGGGGCGTAAAAAAACTAGACGAGACTCTGAAAGCCATTGAGGTCTATATTAACTGCAGGAACACCCTCATCAAGAGCATCTCCCTCATCTTCTGAATAATCAATATCAGAATCGTATTGATTGAATTCTAAAATTAAACCCTGAATGATTAATGCCCATTCTGTTTTATCTTTCTCTAACAAATATTCAGAAATCTCCTGAAGTTGATCGTCCATTTTATATATTTATAATATTTTTTTTATTTTAAATTAAATTCAAAATACCTTAACCGATTTCAAAATACCTTATATATAGGAGTGATTTCTATTCTGCCAATAAACCCTATCAGCTTCTGATACCTATACTACTTATCACTAAAACTAAATTCTGTACTATATATAAGGTATTTTGAAATAAAATAAGGTATTATTGAAATAAATCCTTTGTATATTTCACACCACTAAATTCTAATTCTGGATCTTCTAACTCTTGGGCCATTAATTGATCTGATTTTTTTTTACTGTTTAGAAGATCTCCTACAATATCCATATTTGCTTTGACTTGCTGATCTACCCTGAAGATTATTGCCGAATTTAAATCGCATCGTGCAGAAGTCCCATCAGGTTCATGGATACTACAACGAATCCTTGTAAGAACTCTATCTATCGTATTGGTGAAAGTAATCTGCCCCTGAAATCCATTAAGGAAATCTCCATAGGGGTTCGCCTTATTTGTGATTGCTACAATTGGAAGAGTTACTCCAGAGGTTGTCCCTCCTAAAACTTGATTCTCTCCTATAATATCAGATCTAATTGTATAATAAGGTCTTAGGGTCTTACTAGGTAATCTTTTCGCAGTTATATTTACTGATTCCGCTGGACTGATTGTAATCGGTGGTAATATATATCTCGCACCTCTATCAGCGAAGGCAGGAGTCACGCCGACAGGGTTCAGAGGTTGATACAGTGATTGAGCCATAGAATTCATTTGATATTCTATAAGATCTCCTTCATCTACATTCGCATTCGTAGTAATTACATTGACATTATTTAAATCAGCATTCGCCCCTGATGCTTTCAATCTAACTTGCCTTGAAGAAGTAGTATCTGGATTGTGAAATTGTTCGTATCTATATCCCATAATCCCTATAAGACTTTCATCCCAAGAATCTTCAGGGACAACCCAGTCTTCAATAAATAAACCAGACATCGCATCCATAATCTTCCAAGGTTCAACATTAGCATTCATAGAAGTATAACTATTGATTGATGCTCCCGCCACCGCTCCGCTAAATCCTTCCACATAAGCCGCAATCTCTGGACTATAATTTGTGTAAAGAGGTCTTTTATTAATTTTATAACATTTATCACCTGCGTTAGGATTGACAGGGAGAACAGTTCCATTATTATTATATCCAGCATATCCCAAATTACCAACGACCTCTGCACTATGAAGATCCCTTATTTGAAATCTCTGTTGTTGATTATCATAATTGATTAGAGGACCATCTGCTCCAATATACATACCGAATTGATATTTATCTAATATATACAGTCTGTCCTCTGCCGCCTGACCGAACCTATATAGTTTGTTGTATCCATTTAATTTTCCTAGTCCATAAATGTTAGCATTACCATTAGTAGGGAGTATCACGTGTGTTCCGTATGCGGTGAAATGATAATCAAAACCAAAATACCTACCTCCTCCAAACCCCAATTGATATTGAGGTTGTCCGACTGTTGCCGAAGCATTGCTGTGAAAGAAATGATTGGGTATTTTATCTCCTGTTTGACTGAACTGAAACCCTATTTTATATGCGGGTCCTTCCCCGTCAAGATTAGTTCGCACCTTTCTACCGAATCCATATGCTAACTGGGCGTAATCGGAAGTTAGGGTCGTTGAGAATAGTCCTGATCCATAATCTGTCTCTTGAACGTCCTTTGCTAATGAATCTACCGTATTTGGGTTATAATCAACGAATAATGGGAAGGACGTCTGGCTGGCACTAACTGCCCCATCATATAAATCATATCCCAATGCGGGGACTTGATCCACCCGAATATTTGTGCCAAAGTTCGCAGGACCATATCCAGTATCAACAAAATTGAAATTATCATATAAATTCATATGAAAAAACCTTGTATTATTCTCCCTAATTTTAAAACCATTCTGAAGATAATCTTGGAATAATTCTGGATAGACTGTCTGAGAATCAAAGAATTCCTTGAATTTTAATAGATTCGCATCAGTCCATTTTATATCGGTTACAAATACAGAATCACCTGAAGCATTCGGTGTTACAAAACTAGAAAGATATCCCGTGTCTGCAAAAATCCCATTTAACTTTTTCCCTGCTGTATATAATTCTGGTCGTTTTATTCCTATTGTCTGATACTGCGATAAATAACTGAAAGTTTCTGGGTAATTAGCAGCACCATCAACCCTCTTCCATTGATCGTAATAAGATCTCTCATAAGAATTAGCAGTTGCGACATTATATAGTTTATTAGCCTGTGTTTCACTCTTGAATGAAAATGTTTCTTTTCTATGAATCGTATCGGATACGTTGGAAGTGCTATATGTCAATGGTTCAAAATCTGTTCTCTGAATTAATTCTTCTGTTAATTGAACCGCAAGGTCTGTTGGTGAATTATAACCGGGATTCGCCTTCAATGTAATTAAATTCTTTATTTGTATATAATCACCGAAGGCGGCGGGATCTCGCTGTGCCTGTGCCTCTGCCGTCGAGAGACCACTGGTTATATCGGGAGGTAAAAACCTTCTTATAGCATCGGGCCCTCCAAATTTAAATGTAAACCGATTCTGGGTCGTTGTGCTCGCAATAGCATTCTCTGACATAGTTACAAATGAACCATTCACAGATACAACCGACGCCCCGACATTGAATCCGAGAAGAGGCGAAGCATTAAGAATCGGCATCGCAGGTATAAGATCCCTTGTAGAGGAAGAGTGTGTAACCTGTAATATAGGAGAACCAAGAGTAGATGTACCAGAAACTGTTATTCTTGTATCCGAAGGGACGTCAAAGAAAGTCTGTTGTCTTGTGAAAAGTGTGAACCGACTTCCATCATTTTTTCCTGAAACTTTATATTCTGGATTTACTTTCTTTGGATTATTGCCCGCCCAATATTTAGTTGAAAGATCGTCACTACACCGATTCAGAGGATTAGGAGGTCTCTGTGTCTGTCCCATATCACGGGTACCACCAGCGATAGATCCCCCATCTCTCCTTTCATTCTGGTTCCAGAAAACAGTAGTCCCTGAAGCAGTCCAACGTCTCGGTAAGAAAACATAATTATCTATATTCGCACATTTGTAAGGACTGACGACGAGATTAACTGTATCGTCTCTAATTTTGATATTCACAGTTTTATTAGAAGCATTTTGAAGGGCGTATTTATGAGGGAGTTCTTCATTTCTCCATAGATTCTCAAATTCAGTTACTTCAACATTTACAGACGCATTTAATTCCTGTCCTTTGATTTGGATTTGCCCTGATTCGGCACCAATTTCAGAAACATATGAAGAATGCACGCTGATGGTATCGCCGGCTTTAAGAACTAAACCTTGACCAACCTTGTTAGACCATTGAGAAGGATTTGTATTATTGTTTGCAATCCCTTCGTCTGATTGAGATCTTGGGCATTCTATCAGTGTAGTCTTGGTGAAAGTATTATCCATTTATTTTATGGATATAATAAAAAATGAAGTTAATGATATTAAATTTAATTGTTTAAGCAAAGCCCATCATAAACATTCCATCGCGGAGACTCGCTACCTTCATCACCTGTAACCAGCATCGCATCGTGGACGACCCCGGCATGGTGACACGCGTATCGTAGATTTCAATGCCACGAGAATTTACTCGTTCACCCTTATTAAGCCGATATGCGGTGTAGAAATATTTCTGGCGGAGATCACCCTGTGCCGAATAATCTTCAAAATTGACAGATCCAGAAGCACCATCAAGCGTCTGGGCTAACTGACCCTCACCGCGATATAAATCACGGGAGATATACGGTACTCGTCCCTCCGACTGGAAGACGTTGTGGTAATGACGAGCATCATTGGTTACGTCTATCGGGTAAAGGAAATTATCATTGTATTTTAGATTGGTCGTCACAGTGCCGACACCAGTAGTAGAGACAGTGGGTCCCTCAGCAACATATACATTTAGAAGGGTGTTCTCCTTGTCCGCCTCCGTGCCTGACGCAACCGTGCCACAGAATACTTTATTTACGATGCGACCAGCACCTCCTACATTCTGGATTAGACCACCAGAATATTCCGTTGCCGAGACAGTCCGCTTTACGAACTGATAATCTACATACTGGAAAGACATATTAGAATTCTGTTGACGATACTGCTCCATAAGGTCCTGGGGATAGAAAATGTAATCTGCGATTAACTGGCAATCACCACGGACAAGGACGGCGTCTTTGGTAATGGTCGCACCATTTGTTACACAAACACGCTCGGACTCGGCGGCCGTGCTACGTCTCGTAAAAGTTAAATGAATGGAAACCTGCTCCTCCATCATGAACAGAGGTAGCTGGTTGGTTTTCAGGAACGGGAAAAGGTCGGCTAACAGAACCGAATAAGTGGGTTTGTTTACCTCAGACTGATAATCATAAACTGTTCGGCTGGGGAAGGGGCTAGTATCTTTCAGTGGGACGTGGTGTGCGTCAGAATCAGCACCAGCAAGTAAGAGACCCTTGCCGTTATCAATCTGAATAGATTTTGCCTCAGTAAGACTCTCTACATTCAGAGCACCATTTGAAGCATTCTGGTAGGGTTCTGCACGCCCGGTAAGAGTAGGGGCAATTGTCATCATGCGACCAGAAATAACGCCCTCACGTTCCTTAATAGCATCCGGAGGTAGGAAGGTCGTTTCATATGCAGCGAAATGATTGTAATCTTCAATTTCACAGACTGTCTTGGTGCCAACACGCAGAGCGGCACGCTGGATTAGAGAATGAACACCTACACCAGCCGGGAAAAAGGCACGATCATTTTCTGAAGGTCCTACTGTTCCATCAGTAGAGAATGTGATCCTACTATTACTATGCAGTATTCCTTTGTTGTCTAAAATGAAGCGGGCTTCGGATTCAGAGAAGATTACTGGATCGAGAATATCAGTAGTTACACCTATTGCCGTGTCAGTAGCGACACTTCCTATTTTGACGAGGTCTGGGATCTGCGAGGATTGCGGTTGCGATGGGGTCTCCATATTGTTTATGATATGGAAAATATAAAAAAGTAAAGGGCATTTTAAAATATGGATTTATAAGACTGCGAACAAATCTAATTAGTGTGGGATAATAATTAGAGATTACTACGTCATATAAATTAAATAATGAATACACTAAGAAGACGTAACTATTTCATCACTTGTATCGAACCACCAGACGACACCACGGTCTGTCTCGAGTGGACGAACAAGAAGACCGCATTAGGATTATCTGAAACTAGTCTTAGCTGAAGCTGCACACCGAACGGCACCTGGGAAAAGTCTAAACCGCTGTTGCTAATACCATCATACGATACACCAATGCCGTATGCAGAGCCACCATCAATAATATCTTTCGCCTGTGCGAAGTTCGCACCATAATCAATATTACGGAAAGCCGAAGGAACGACCGAAGTGCGAGCAATCTTCGCAAAGTTCATTACAGCATTCATATAATTACGAACAATCTGGGCGTCAACAGTTTCATTATCACGACCAGCCTGATCTTTCTGGAGAGTATCAATATTGTATTCCAGAGGTACACGCTCACCCGCACGGGTGAAAACAAGTTGTTCTATCTGTGCTCGGCTGCCGTCACTGTTGGAGAAACCAAGAGTCCCAAGTCCGTCTCGGGTTAGAGAATTAATATGCGAAGAAGGAACAACATTCATAAAAGCACCTAGAACAGATTTTAGACCAAGGTTGAAATTCAGGACAGCATTCGCCGAGTTGATAGTGTTGTAATAGGAACTGATGGAATTGTAGACGAAGGTGTTGGTGGATTGAGGCTGGAAATCCGCATCTGGACGCTGAACCTCACAAATCAGACGAACGTTGGATAATTCATAATAAGCATCAAGTAATTTAGTAGGAGAGTTGTCCGAAGAAAATAAAACATTCTGGTCCGGAGATAACTGAATTTCAATCATTAGACCACCGACACCCCAATCATCCGATAGTGGAATTGGTTCCTGTCCCATAAAGAGTCCAGAAACTAGAGGGATGCAGAAAGAGTTCGGCGAAGTCCCTCCAGAAGCAGATGCTCCCTGGGTGTTCGTAATGACGCCTAACTGCTGGGCTTTGAAATTAGGGAACCGAAGAGCAGTCTCGTATGCGTGACAGGCGAAGTCGTGCTGAGACTGGGTTACGCTGAGGTAGGAGGACATCATGCGGTTGTGGTGGTTAATTGTTTCTATGGTCTGCGAAGAACGCTGGCTAAAAATAGAAAGAGTATCAATTACAGAGTAGACACCTAGGCGTTCATTCATACGGATTCCATCAGTCTCTAATGGAATAGTAGTATCATTCTTTTTTACAGTGAATTCGCCAACAAGACGAACCGAACCAGGGACAATAAAACGATCCTGTGCTCCAATCAGGAGCTGAATCGTCGGCTGTCCGTTCTTGTAGGATAAGGTTCCATTTGATGTTATATTGGACGGAGTGATCTCTAAATGCTGGTTTGACATACTTTATAAAGAATATAGAAATTAATTTTAGGACTATTTTAAAAAAATAAAATAGATATATAAATGGTCGCAGTCGTAATAAAACAGAGTAATAAACCTGGGAAAAAATTGATGGCAATCTTTACAAGGGATAATGGAAGAAAAAAAACAACACATTTTGGAAGTTCTGGGATGGATGATTTTACAATCAAGAAAGATAAAGAACAAAGGAAAAGATATAGATCTAGACATAAAAAAGATTTATCTACTGGGGATTATACAAGAGCGGGTTATTTATCGTGGTATATACTATGGGGAGATTCAACTAGTCGTAGAGAAAATATAGCAAGTTATAAGAGAAGATTTAATTTGAAATAAATTTAACCAATATGTTGTAGTGGATTATGGGACATGTTTGATAGGATACCGAACTGGGCGAACGCCGGAGGAGCCTGCTGCGGAGGAGGGTTAGAAGGTGGAGCGTCCTTCGCATCTGTTGATTTTTCTTTTACATCCGCATCAATTGAAGCGAGAGTGGAGGTCGTGGCGGCGGCGACATTCGCAGCGGCGGCGATAGGGGCAAGTGCTCCCCCAGTAAAGACTGCTGCTACGTCTAAGAGTCCTGCTCCAATTGTAGCAATATTACCTATATCCTGACCGAGATTCTGTTTCACAGTATTTCCTTGTGCGTCTTTTGTATTAAATATATTTCCTGTATTCCAGAGATTATCAAAATCCTGAAGAGTCGCCATCCCTGCGGAAGCAACCCCAATACCAGTTGCCCCTACCTTCGCAAACCCTTCAGCGAGTTCCCCACCCCCACCAGCAACAGATAAAACATTACCAACTATCCCTTCAAGACCTCCTGCTGCTTTAGCAGCAACTGCCCCTTCCCCGAATAATTTAGTTCCTTCTCCTGCCGCCTGAAGACTTCTGAAACCCTCTGAAGCTGCTTGACCCACGGTCCCACCTCCTCTTAAACTGGAGACTACTTCGGCACCTGCTCCACCAATTCCTTTTACAGCAGTTCCTATTTTAGGGACGGAAGCCGCACTGGATTCAGCATCACTTTTAAGATCTGAATCTTCTTTACCTGTATCTAATTTCTGTAAGGTTCTAAAAGCGGTTTTAGAGTTCTTCCAGTTCGCCTGACGGACCTCATTCATATCGTAAGCGTGCTGACTCAATTGCGTCTGCTGTGCGAATGCTTGCTGGTGTGCTCCATAAAAGTCTGACATTATTTATAATTAATAATATATATAATTTTTATTCAGGCGAATTTAAAATTTTAGATCCTTCTGCAATTAGAGTTTCAAAGTTTCTATATGCTTTCGGTGGATTCGATTGGAAGTCCATATGAAGGAAATCATAGCGGCTTGGCGTCGCCTGTGCATATATCTTCAACCAATTATCTCCTCCTCCAAACACGTCCCCATACTCTTCTGCCATCTTCCCTAATTCTTTCTGGTTGGGGAAAGGGGATCCTACAATTACATTCGTAGCATTCTGCCTAATGATAGGAGAACACGCCCTAAAATTCTGCGATGAAATCACTAATAGTTTTATATTGAAATGCCGGAAACGAGAACATAAGTGATTGATCTTTGCTTCCCGTCTAATTGAACCCAAGCAATCATCAAGAACAACTGCAATTTCAGGTTGATCTTCTTTATCAAAAGATTTCTGTGTCTTTACGATCCCATCTACAATTGCGTCGTCATAATGATCGTGCGTATCAAATGCCTTACGGAGGAATCTGGATGTGATATCGTTGGCAATTGTATTACTTATGATTGTTGTATTATCAAACCGATTCTGCCCATCGTAAAAATTATCATTTAATAGCATATTAGAAATTAGTGTGCTCTTTCCTGTGCGGACAGGTGAAACTAATAAAACTAATGCTCCACCACCGAAGCCGTCAACCTGAGGAAGGTTGGGATGAAGTGGTGGATTATTAGTTGGGACAGGTTCGGGATCTTTAACTGGGATGACTCTGGGTCCGTGGCTAGCTTTGCTGTCCATATTTATAGCAACAACATACATAATATTTTACTTTTAATAATTTTTAAATGAAGCATTGAGCCCAAGGATCGTTCTTCAATGCCGTATTTATTTCACGGAATACCTTGGCATCGTGAACTGCTTTCGCATTTGCCTTCTTCTTGACCTCTTTTCTCTGTTTCCGTAGGACCTCTACCCTATTCACAGATTGCTCTACCGCTCTTGCGACCGCATCATCTAAATCTGCCTGTGAATATCCTTTCTCAACAACAACTGGTTTTTCTACAATTTGAACTTTTGGCACAAGTCTTTCTTCGTCATCATCAATAGGTGTCTCTAATTTCTTCCTTAGTTTTTTACGTTCCCTTTCACGAACAGCCTCAACGAGATCTTTATCAGATTTATCCTTTGCATTTTTTTCTTCCTTTTCTAATTTCTTGCGAGCCCTAGTCTCCTTCGCCTTCTCTCTGCCCCTTGCTAATCTCTCAAGTTGTTCGGCAGAAGCAGGTCCTCTTTTCTTTCTGGTTTGTTTCGTTTTCTTTGTTTGTCGCTCTGCGCTATCTTCCAAATTAAGTTGAGGTTCTTTCATAGATTCGGGATCTAAAATTGTTTTTACCTTAGGTGTTGAAAAGATCTCTTCTTGAGGAATCTTTTTACGTTTCACAGGCATCGGCACAAGTTCTTCTTCTTCT